CGATAACGAACCCCAATATTTTTCAACATCATGTTTTTTTCAGTCTCCGAATTGACTAATGTCAAGCTTAACTCAAAGGATCGGCTTCGATTCAAAGAGGCTAGATTCTCTGCTATCAACCAAACTTCCGCGACACTTGAGTATCTCGGTCGCCAATTTCAGACGGACCTCAAACTGAGGACCGACTTCGAAGTGGCACGATTCCAAGCTCAAGGCCACACGGTTGCGGGTTATAGTGACTATTCTGGCATCAACAAGCAGTACATCACGGATGACGGGGTTCTCGACGCCGGATTGGCACTTGCGGAATTTGCTCGAAGCGGGCTCGAGAAAAGGCTTGTCAAAGAGTCTACAGTCTCAATCCTGACTAAGCAGACACAGGCAGACAGCCACGAGGCCTTTATATACAATATGCTTATAACCTGGGCGAAAGCATATTTGTACGAGTCGCAGGGAGGAAAGGATGGTACTCTATACGTGGGGAGGAGGCCGTATTCTGACACTCACGCCAGTTACCCATTGTACGGCGCTACCGTAGACACCACAGTGGAAATTGAGCTAGGTCCGCCCGTGAATACTGCCGATTTAGAACAACCTGAGTGGGCGCTGCGTACACCGATGAATTACTGGGATAGACCATACGTGCTGCATTACAACGCGTCTGACCCTCGGGCAGAAGTGTTCTACCTGTGGCATGTCTTGGGACGCAACCAGACAGACGGCTTACAGTTCGCAGTCAACATACCCTCCCTGGACACGGCATCCTTGTTACTAGACCCTATCAATGCTCGCAGCAGCATGACTGCTGACATGTCTCAGACATGCTGGGATAAACCGGACACCATATGGATGTGGATTATGGACTACGTAACAGTGAACAGGCTGACGCAACAGTTTGCCGCAGCCTACGAAGTGCTTGCGGCAGCGATGTTTCACCCAGTGCCGACGTCAATTGAAAGTTGTTATTGGCAGAGGGCAGTGTTTGACATAACCCTCGCACAGTTTTCACCTACGAGAGCCAGGATTAGGAGCGCTCTCGAGGGGGAAGAATACAGGCCGTCCGAGCTAGGACACGAGTTCATGCTTAAGGAAGTGTCTATGCAGCAAACTTTGTTGCAAAACGCTGCTTTAACGAACTACTATATGTGGCTTGGCCTATACAGCATTCTCCAGGATTCGATGCAGACGACGCCGGATTGGGCGAGCATTCTCGGCACTTACGACAGCTCGAACTCCATCTTAGGTACCCCGGAAATGAGGGCAGCGACCATCTCTGCTGTGACAGGGCACGAGATCGGGACCAATATGAGTTACGGCTGCTCGTTTAACATAGACGTTGGCTTAATGATGAACAACACAAAGCTAACTCAGCATTTTAAGCTGGATGACAGTTACCCGGACGTCATCAACTTGACCGCACTGCCGTGCTATGTCAGTGGATCCCTGGTGCTAGGTGCGGTAAGAGACGATACCGAGTTCTGTCAGCACCTGGCGGCTATCCAGACCTTTCAAAACACTGGAGACCGCTACTCACCGACAGATCGGAGAGAAACGCTCATGTTGGCGAATATGTATAGGTTGTTCGGCCATGACGTGGAGCTGACTCATGCGATTTCGCGTGATACGAGGTACACATACGCGGCCGCACACTCGTGTGTTGTTGAGACGTACGCAGTATATCGCGAACATGAGATGAATAACTACTGGTACCCAACTGATAACGAAGAGAGAGAGGGTCGCCACTACCCGGTACCGGCTCTTATGAACGTTATGCGCGAGGGGCAGCTCAGTATGCAGATACTGCGCCCGACAATCAAGTTTGCAGACTATATGAGTAGCAAAAGCGAGTTAAGGCCCAAACTTTTGTTCACAAAAGCTGCTAGTGGCCGAGTGTTTAGTGTAAGATCTACGCTGGCTAAGAGACCAGTGCTGCTGGCTGGCAGCGCGAGTCTAAAGAAAAGCCAGCAGGATTTTCAGGCAGCAGAAGCCGTAGTACCGGTGATGCGCCCAGAAGGAGAGCACACCAAACAACTTGTGGACACGATGCAACCAGAGCCTGGTGTAGGAAGTGCCGATTCGACGGCCGGCCAGTGAATAAAAACAACCTTGGCTTCAAAAAACGACGAAGCGGGGCTGAAGTGACCAGAGCAGACGTACTAGTGTGCACAGTCACCGCCGCCCCGACGGAAGGTAAACGAGAGACAATTAATTTCAAAGACATGGCCGCTGCAAGCATAAACATCACTGACAACAACGTCAATGCTGTCATGTTCGACAGGGCCGGATACGTGTGGATTGATCATTTGGAAGGGTGCTCATTCGCAGGCGAGATGGCATACAGCTACAGAGGCACAGTGGTGCAGGCGTTGGCTATTCCTGCCGGGAATGCGACCCACATATACTACAAAGTCGACCAGAACGTGATACCGACGCACACTGATTTGTATGCTGCGTTGTCGCGGCACTTTTCTGATCAGTTAGAAGGGTGTTATGCGGACTGGACGGACTTGAGGAATGTCTTCTGCGGGTTGACAGCTAGCAATCGCGCGCCGAAAGTAGACGAGGTCAGGCTGACCAACCTGCCGGTAGCCAAGATATCTGCGCAGCATCATACACACTTCTCTGCAGGCGATGTATGGCAGGTGCTGGATAGCAGAGAGAGGTCGAAGGCAGCACACGCGTTCAGACTGCCCAGCGATACCACTGATGCCATGTTTGCGGGCTACCTGCTATGGCTGGCGGCGATGGATGAAGGCCTGCATCAAGAATTCATCAAGACTGACATCCTTGACAAGACATCGGCAGAAGAGGTCACAAAGGAATGCAAGAAGCTGAGTGTTCGGGCGAAGAGTTTCCAGAATATTGTGGATAAGGACCTCAGAGACATTTTCGAGGTGGACGTGCTGGCCAACAGGTCCTACGGAGCAGTGGACTGGCAAGGCGAGAAGTCGAACCGACAGGAGCCAAATGCAGCTAGGGTGTCTGCAGATACGGTGTACAACCGTGCTAAGCGACTCTTTAGCAAGATAGACAAGACGGCTTCAAGACCCAGAAGGATGAGCTGGGACGAATATTTCGAAAACCGATGGCAATGGTCAGCGGCTGGATCGATACACAGTCAATACGACGAGGACATGGCGAGATTGCCACACCAACATGAGCTGAGAAGTAAGTTCATCGCACTAACATCCGAACCGAAGCGGGACATGAGCCACTACACAACGAGGAAGCCAGCCTTACACGCTTGGTCCTCATACAAGTACGAGTGGGGTAAACAGAGGGCCATCTACGGGACGGACTTGACCAGCTACGTGTTAACGCACTTTGCCTTTTACAACTGTGAGGACACGTTACCACAAGACTTCCCCGTGGGCAGTAAGGCACGAGAAAGTTTTGTTAGAGCTAAGGTATCTGCGATCCTAGAAAACAAGATACCTTTCTGCCTTGACTTCGAAGACTTCAACAGTCAACACAGCACGGATGCCATGCAAGCAGTGATGAGGGCGTATCGGGATGCTAAACAGAGATACTTATCTAAAGAGCAGTTGGAAGCAATGAACTGGGCTATCGACTCGATAAGTGACGTCGTAGTCCATGACAACATGGGCACGAAGACAACCTATAAAGCGAAGGGTACTTTGATGTCTGGATGGCGATTAACGACGTTTGTCAACTCAGTTCTGAACTACATTTACACTCAGCTCCTGGCTGAGGACGACCCCAGCACCAGGAGATCAGTCCACAATGGTGATGATGTATTGATGGGTGTGTGCAACTTCGCTACAGTGCAACGGATCTACAGGAATTCCAAGGTCCTCAACATCAGAATGCAAGTGTCAAAGTGCGCTCTAGGGGGTATGGCAGAGTTCTTACGCGTAGACCACATGAGGCCAGGGTCAGGTCAATATCTGACCAGGAATATAGCAACTGTGATACATGCGCGAATAGAGTCAAAGATAGCTGTAGGCGTGCGAGATTTGCTTGAGGCCACTGAGAGCAGGCTAAATGAATTTATTCAGCGCGGCGGGGACCCCGGCCTAGCTGTAAGGTTGCGCGAGAACTACTACGACCGGCTGTCACTAAAGTATGACTTGAGGGTTGACGAACTGATGACGATCAAAGTGGCTCACAGGGTAGTGGGCGGTATCTCAGATACAGGCGATGCTGACATAACACACAAGATCGAGGTAGAACCGGCACAGAAGATTAATGTGCTGGACAAAGATCTACCGGGCACCTGGGATTACGCTAGGAGCCTTAAGAAGGAGCTGAGGTTGAATCTACCTCTCAAAAAGATTCAAGAACGCGTATACCACGCGACACTGAGGGCAGTCATGCTCGTATACCAGAAGACCACGGTCAGATGGAATAACGAACAGGGAATAGCCAGGGTGCACCGAGGTATATTTAAAGCGTATAAGGGAGCCAATTTGGCACCACAATTCGGAAAAGCAGTCATGCTTGGATTAATATTCGAATGGAATAGAGATTCAGACGTGATGGATGGTTTGATGAGGGCAGTAGCTACAGCTAGAGACCCATTGTCATACCTTTCCGTGGTGGTGTAAAAGAAGGCTCCCTAGGTGAGGCTTCAC